ATCCTACGGAGCAGGAGGCCAAGGTGGCGGCAGGGAGGCTTCAGGTGTACTGGGATGACAGAGAGATGACGCTAAGATCGAACAGAAAGCGGAAGAACAGGTGGCAGTAGACAGAGATGAACAGCAGTGCGTGGATATCGTGTTGGCCAACCACCCAGGTGACGAGTGGGTGTACACCAACGAGCGTTACAGCTATCTTGACGGCTTGTTCGTGCGTGGTGGAGTTATTAAGGCGGTGGCAGAGATCAAGACGAGAGAGTGCAAGTTTGGCACCTACCGCAAAGAGTTGATGACTTGGAACAAGATGGAGTCAGGGCAGTGGGCCGCAAAGAGCTTCAAGTGTCCGTTTTACTTGTTCAGCTACCACCCGCTCAGTGATCTGGTTGCCGCTTATCAGATCACAGACAGTGAGGGCAATTTTATCAGAAAGTACCAAGTAGGAGATTATGTCGGAAACAGAACCAAGCACGACAAAACGCAAGTCAGCAGGAAAACAGTCTGGGTCGAAAACCAAGACCCAAGTATCCTCAAGAGATGCGGATTGCGATGTATTTACTGAGAAGTACCTCGGGCTAAAGCTTTATGACTGGCAGAAGAAAGTTCTGCTTGATCTAAGTCAGCCAGGTGCCCGAGTAGCCCTGAAGGCAGCCAACGGCAGTGGCAAAACTGCCATGATAGCCGCACCTGCTGCTTTGTGGTACGGACTCATCTATCCTGGCAGCATTGTCATCACAACGTCAGGAGTTTACCGCCAGGTCAAAGAGCAGATGTGGCCACAGATTCGGGCACTAGCCAGCAAGGTTGCCGGGTTAGGCATGCAGATCAATCAGACTGACCTGACGATGGACAACGGCAGCAGGATTTTGGGTTTTGCTACTGACTCACCAAACCGCTTTGAAGGTTTCCACGGAAACGTCTTCATCATCCTAGATGAGTGTAAATCGATTGATGAAACGCTATTTGAGGCAGTAGCCAGGATTCAGCCAAGCCGCATTCTGGCCATGAGTTCTCCTGGCGGCACTACTGGTAAGTTTTATAAAATCTTCAGCAAGGAGCAGAAGTGGTGGAAACTGCACACCGTCACTGCGTTTGACTGTCCTCACATCAAGCAGAGTTGGGTAGATGAGCAGATGGAGATGTGGGGCAAAGACCACCCGCTGATCCGCTCAATGATCTTTGGTGAGTTTCAGGAGACAAGCGGAGAAGGCTTAGTGGTGCCCTGGGACACGTTGATGCAGTGCCTTGATAGTCCACCCAACAAAGAAGGTCATGAGGTGGTGGCGGCATGTGACTTTGCGGCAGCGGGCGATGAGTCTGTGTTCTGTATGAGAGTAGGCAACAAGATCACCAAGCTAGTCGCCTGGAGAGAGGCAAACACGATGGCAGGTTGTGCCCGGTTCGCTTTGGAGTTTGAGAAGGCAGGCTTAAAGCCTGAGCAGATATTCGGTGATGCAGGCGGGCTAGGGTTGCCGATGTGCCATCAGCTTGCAGAGATGGGGTGGCCGATCCACCAGGTGAACTTGGGCGGCAGAGCGCATGACCCGGATCGCTACACCAACCGGGGCACAGAGATGTGGTTTGAGGCTGCCAGACAGATAGACCGCTGTGAGTCGATCTTGCCAGATTGCGAGATTCTGCATAGCCAACTGACCACCAGAAGAGTAGCCACCAGCAAGACTGGCAAGCTAAACCTGGAGAGCAAGAAGGAGATGAAGTCACGAGGCTTTAGTTCTCCTGACCGAGCAGATGCGCTAGTCATGGCTATGGCAAGTTTCTCAGATCAGTACATGTGGGAGAGAAGATGGCAGCCGAACCTGGAGGAGGTTTTGGAGGCAGGGATGGCAGAGTGGTCAGGTGACCACAAGCTGAGGGAAAGCATGGGGCTACACACAGGATGAACTTACTACAGACAATCAGATTAATACTTGAAATCATAAAGAAAACATTAGGATATGGAGAAAAAGCCAATAAACAAAAGCTGGAGCAGGATGTTGAGGATCGTGCTAATGACAAGCTTGACTGGATTAGGATGCGGATGCGCGACCAGCATCAAGTTGGACGCGACGAAGAGACTGATCCTAGAGAATGAGCGTGGATTCCAAGATGCCTACATGGCATCACCGCAGGCGAAGAAGTTTGTGGAAGACGCACTGGAGCAGATAGTCGAGTACGAGAGACAGTTGGAGAAGAACAGCATCACCAACTAACAACAACGGCTGAAAGATTTGCCAAAGTTAGCAGAGACGCATCAAAACGGTGCGTCTTTTTGCGTCATGAAGCTATCAGGCCAACTTGAATGCTTCTGCTCTGACATCGAGAAACTGGTGGCTAGGTACCAAGAAGAGTTCGACCTGGACGATGCCTCATTGATCGGTGGCCTCCAGATGTATTCCTGCCTGATGTCACTGCAAGCCTTGGGCTATTTGCTTGAGGATGACGATGAGGAGGATGACGAAGAAGACGATTATTCTGTATGAAATCGCGTGAGCAGTTAAACGCATCAGTTCTACAAGACCTGGCAGATCGCAGTGTGTGGGACACCCGGCAACGGATGTTCTACGAGATGCGGCACCACGGTCTAAGGAGAAGAAACAAGCCTTGGCCCGGTGCCAGTGACGTACATTTTCCGCTGGTAGACACAACGATCAGCGAATTGAAGCCTGCCTACTTTCAGCAGTTATTCGCCACAGACCTCATCGCTCAGTTTATCCCCACCACACCACAGGTGGCTGAGTACACAACTGCTGCCGCTCAGTGGTTTGACCACAGACTCAAACAACGCACCAACCTGGAGACTGAGGTGCTTAGTGCTGTGGACGCAATGCTGGTGAGTGGCACCGGCATCATGAAGGTGCTGTGGGACTCCAAAGCTAAAAAACTAAATTATTTCAGCATTGATCCTCAGCACTTTGTTGTTCCGGGCTGGACTCGGAGCATCGAGGAGGCAGACAGGCTTTGTCACATCAGCGTTTACTCGGTTGATTCATATCGCAGGCAGAAACACCTGAACCAAGACCCGGAGGTTATTAGCCAGATATCTGGCAGCTACAACAACGATGCCGGTGATATGGACACCGAGTACACCAAGTTTGAGCGTGAAGGTCTGACGTTTAGCGACGATGAGAAGATCATCGTTTGGGAGGTGTATTTCCGCGATGAGAAGACTGGCGAGTGGTGCATCTGCACGTTCTCGCCAACTCAGCCTGAGATTGATTTACGCCCGATGATGAAGGTGCCGTACAAGCACGGTAAGCCACCGTTCATCGCGTTTCCTTACGAAATTAAAGACCCAGGATTCTACAGTCCACGAGGAGTAGTTGAGCTTCAAGCCACGATGGAGGCCGAGCTTACTAAGCTGATGAACGAGAAGAATGACTGCATGACAGTCTACAATCGTCCGCTATTCCGCGCTGAGAGAGACATGCCAAACACCGGCAATCTCCGCATGACGCCTGGCAGCATTCTGCCGTTTGGCATTCAGCCGGTGGCCCACCAGTCACCTCCGATCTCGTTCGACACTCAGATGAACATCGTCCGCGAGTTGGCCCAGAACCGGGTTAGCACACCTGACTTTGGTCTGACGCAGACACTCCAGAACACTGAGCGAAGAACGGCAACAGAGATTCAGGCTATCGGAGGCTTGTACCAGCAGAGCAGTGATTTGCGGATGCGAATTTTCCGCATAGCACTGGGCAAACTCTACCGGATGAGTTGGTCGCTACTACTTCAGTACGACAAGACCAGTCTGGACTACTGGTACCTCGACACTGCCCAGCAGATACCCCAGGAGGCACTGCACGAGAATTATGGCATCCAGCCAACTGGCAGTGCGGATGGAGTCAACAAGCAATTGCTGATGCAGAAGGCAGTCACTCGTTTTCAGATGTTTGCGAACGATCCGTTCATCAATCAAGGCCAACTTCGCAAGAGCATCTTGGAGTCTGATGACGCAACTCTGGTCAAGCGTTTGTACCAAGACCCGATGGATCAACAAGCCACACAAGCCGAGGATCAGGCCAACGAGATTACGTTCCTGCGCTTAGGTTTCCCAGCAGTGATCAAAGACTCCGATGACCACATGGTGCATATCCAGACGGTGGTCAATTACATCCAGAGCAGAGCAGACACAGGTGCCGCACCTGAGCCAGCAGAAGGTCAGATGCTTGAGCAGCACATCGTTCAGCACCTGGAAGCATTGAAGGAGAAAGACCCGAAAACCGGCAAGCAGGTTGAGGGAGAACTACAGAATCTATTCGCGCAGATGCAACAGGCAGCCGCGCAAGTAGCAGAGCAAGATGTTCAACAAACTGAGGAGATTCCTAGTAACGTGGAGAACATTCCGGCAGGTGCCGGAGTGGGTTGATCCACCTGAGTGGAGTAACGAACACGCTGCCAAGTTGCAGCAGTTTCTCGGGAGCGAAGTAGGCACCAACCTACAACAACACCTGAGAAACTTGCATATCACAAACTGTGACCGGCTAATCTCAGCCCCAGCAGATTTGCATTACCAGGCAGGTCAAGCTGCCGGGTTCAAGGCCGCACTGGCAACCATAGACGGTTTAGCCACAGTGAGGCAGCAACCGGAGGAGCAGGTCACAGGAGTGACAGATGACCTGGAATGGCTAAGGCAGCCTGCAAACTAATTTATGTCTGAAACAGTGACAGAAGCACCTAGCCAGGTGACAGGAGAACGCGAGCAATTGCTATCCGCATTGGCTGACGCTGATGCAAGCGCGTTCGACTTAACTGCGAACAACATCTCGATGCCGCAGGTCGAGAAACCTAGTCAGGAGTCTGCCAAGGAGGAAGACACCCCAGAAGAAGAAGCACCGGAGCAACAACCGGAGGAGGAAAAGCCCGAGGAGACACAGGTGGAGGAAGAACCCAAGTCCAAGTACTCCCGAGCTAAGAAGTCACAGGATCGAGCCAACAAATCCTGGCGTGAAGTCAACGAGGCTAAAGCTGCCTTGAAGAAAGAACGCGAGGAGTTGGAGGCTCAAAAGAAAGCGTACCAGGATGGACACGAGAAGAGTCTTGAGGAAATCCAGCAACGCACCAACACAAGTCGCTACTCACCCGAGGAGTATGAGTCTATCGCTCAAGAGTTCGAGGATGAGGGTGATCATGCCAACGCTGAGGCAGCCCGAAAAGCTGCCAAGCAGGCACGGCAAACCGCAACTGAGCAGGAGCAGAAAAAACAACAAGCCGAGTTTGTGTCCAAGTGGGATACGAACTGGAAACAGGCTACTGCTACTCACAAAGACCTGAATGACCAGGAGAGTGATCTGTTCAAGATGGTTGGCCAACTGTTGGAACGTAAACCTGTGCTGACTCAGTACCCGGAAGGCATTACAGACGCAGTAGAAGCTGCGGATATGTACCTGAAAGCTAACCGATCTTCTGATCTGGAAAAACAGGTCAGTGACTTGAAAAAGCAAGTCGCTGAGTATGAAGAAAAACTAACACTGAACGGTAGCCAACCTGGAGGCACGATGCAGATAGAGTCATTCGATAAACTTTCCGCTGATAGGCAGCGAGCAGAGTTGGTCAAGGCGATGTCTAGCGCAGATGAGTCTGGGGTTGGTATGTTCGCAAATTAAGTAAAATAAGATGGCTACAGGATTAACCAACACAACGAATGCTGGCGCAGATGATGTCAAAAGTTCGTTACAAACTTACTTCGATAAGAAGCTACTGGAGCAAACTCTCAAGAACATCGTTCTTGATCAGTTCGCATATAAGGCACCTCTCCCCGCTAAGATTGGCAGCAAGGACGTAAAGTTCTTCCGCTACCCGGAGAGTGACACCACGGACATCGACGCATTGACAGAAGGCACCGCACCTGCGGCAGCAGACTACAAGCGTCTGGAGCTTGAAAGCGTGTCTTGCACACTGACTCAGTACGGTCAGGTCGTAGGTATCACCGACTTGCTCAGTGCGGTTGAGTTGTTCAACCACATGGAGCAGGCAACGATCCAGAACGGACAGGACGCTGCGCTCAAGGTTGACGAAATTCTCCGCAACAAGCTGGGAAGCAATGTCACCGGCAAGCAGAAGCGTTTTGCCGGTGCTGCTACAAGTTGGGCTACAGTCGGTGGTACTGATGACGCAATGACTGCGCTCGACATCCTCGATGCCAGCACCAACCTCCGAGTCAACAACGCTCGCACGAGCAACGGTTACTTCACTGCTGTAATGGCACCTGAAGTCGCTCGTGACTTGATGAACGACGATGATTGGTTGGAAGCAAGCCGGTACGGAGATGTGGATCAACTCTACAAAGGTGAAGCAGGTCGCTACATGGGTGTTCGTGTCGTTACGACTACTAATCCGTTTATCTCTAAGCAGGCCACAGGTCAGTACACCTACGATGCTACTGGTTTGAAATACTCCACATTCGTTGTGGGTGACCAAGCTTATGGTGGCGTGAACTTGTCCACGATGAGTGCCTACTCACCTAAGATGATCATTAGCCAGGGAGCAGATAAGTCTGATCCGTTGGCTCAGTTGACCACGGTTGGGTTCAAGTTCTACTACGGATGTGAAGTTCTCCAAGCTTCTCACCTGGTAGAAATCTACTCCACCACCAACTACAGCTAATCAACTAGCCGGGGAGGTTAATAGCCTCCCTGGCTACTTTGCTTTATGCCTAAAGTAGAAATACCGCTGACCGCTCTGCAAGTAGCAGACGAGGAAGGCGTGATGGTCGCCCCCGAGGTGGGTGATGCTGTGAGTTTCACAATTGACGGTTCTGTGGAATCGCTGGGTGACGAGTTCGCCACAGTCGAGATGCAGACAGTCAACGGTGAGCCAGCATACCCGGAGGAGGTAGAAGAGACAGTCACTGAAGTCGAGGCACCGTCCAGAGATGAGATGGTTGCCGCGATGGAGGAAATAGATCAGGCAGGAGGATTATAAGATATGAGTACTAAAAATGTAGGTAACCCGCTTCAAGGCCGAAGGCTGAAAGGCGGCAATAGCGGTCAAGAACCGATTGCGATTAAAGCAGATAACGGTGACACAAGCACTGCTGGTTCTGCGACTCCGTTCTTGGAGTTTACTAACGCAAAGATCGACGGTTCAGACAAGGACGGTAGTACCAACTTAACAGTGTATGCTGTGTCTGGATTGACTCCAGGTGCCACTGATGTCGAAGGCGTTTTGTGCAGCATCAACGGTGTTAAGTACTGGATACCTGTCTACAAGGCTGACTGATGCCTCTAGTAGAGTTCAAGAATCACGAGACGGGGGAGATCAAGGAGTTCTTGGTCTCCTCCGACCTCGATAATTTTAGTGATGGCACTGGCACCTGGGCAAAGCTTGAGGTGCCAACGAGTTTCGCCATCGGAGGTATGCGGTCAGCACCGTCTCAGTCAGAGATGATGAAGCGCGGCTACCACCGGCAAGAAAACTCTAAGAAAGGCTGGAAGAGCGAGTTCAGCCGACAAAAAGTAAAAAAGATTTGGGGATTATCC